AATGAATATTGATATGAAAACTGTTTTACCTTATTTAGTTATAGCCTGTTCTATTGCTATGTCTTGGGGGGTAATATCTCAAAGACTCGAAGCAGTAGAAAATAAGACTGAAACTATCGTACAAATACAAATTGATTTAGCTGTTATAAAACAAAAGCTAATTAGCATAGAGGACCATCTAATTACTAAATCCAATTAATTCTATAAAATTATAAGGAGTAGAATGTCAAATATTCTTGTAATTTCAGATTTGCACGAGCCTTATTCTCATCAAGATAGTTATCATTTTTTAAAAGCTATTAACAATAAATATAAGTTTTCAAGAATTGTAAACATTGGAGATGAAGTAGATTACTCAGCTTTATCATTTCACGACTCTGATCCTGATCTACCAAGTGCTACTAAAGAATTAGAACTTGCACAATACAAAATTAAAAAAATAGAAAAGTTATTTCCTAAAATGGATTTACTTCATAGTAATCATGGTTCACTTGTTTACAGAAAAAGAAAACATCATGGCTTTCCAAAACAAGCTATTAAAGATTACGCAGAAATTTTAGGTGTCGATTACAGAAATTGGAAATGGCACGACAGATTAATTATTAGCGACAAGTATGGTGAGTATTATTTTTGCCATAACATGAATAAAGATCCTGTGAAGTCATCTATGTCCATAGGCTACAATTTTATACAAGGACATTTTCATACTGATTTTCGTATAGGGTATTGGAACTCACCTGAAAGACTTAGGTGGGGAATGACTGTAGGTTGTTTAATAGATAAACACTCATTGGCTTTTGCTTATTCAAGAGTAAACATTCGTAGACCTACTCTTGGTTGTGCAGTTATTTTAAATGGTATTCCTCAATTAATACCAATGACATTAGAAAAAGGTGGTAGGTGGAATGGTAAAGTCTAAAGACAAAATAAATCCTGATTATTATATCGGTACGAAGATACAAGTGTCAGATTTTATACACGAATTTAACTTAGATTATTTTCAAGGAAACATTGTGAAGTATGTCGTAAGGCATAAACAGAAAAATGGTATTGAAGATTTAGAAAAAGCTAAGTGGTATTTGGAGAAACTCATAGAATGTACGAAGAAATAAAAGAAGAAATTATTAAACACGAAGGAAAAATTAACAAAGTTTACTTAGACCATTTAGGCAACGCCACTTTTGGAGTTGGACATTTAGTTTTACCAACTGACGATTTACAGGAAGGAGTAGAATATGATGATACAAAAATTATGGAGTTCTTTGAACGAGACTTTAGACAAGCTACCAATGATGCAGAGAGTTTCATCAAAAGCGAGAATATTGATCCTCGTGCTTTTGGCTGTGTTATTAATATGGCTTTCCAACTAGGATTGCCACGCTTACTTAAATTTAAGAACTTTCAATACCACTTAAACAAATGTGATTATGAATCTGCTAGTTCAGAAATGCTAGATAGCCTATGGGCAAAACAAACTCCCAATAGAGCAAATGAACTGGCAGATATAATGAGGAATATATAATGATTAGTAAATTATTAGGTGGAGATCTTGTTAAAAATGTTGGTGGAATAATAGATTCACTTCATACCTCACAAGAAGAAAAAGATAATGCTAAAATTAAACTAAAAGAAATAGAAGCACAGATAAACAAAGCTCAGTCTGATATTAACCTTGCTGACTCCAAATCAGTAGCAGGTGGTATCTCAGGTATGTTGCAAAGATCATGGCGACCACTTATAGGAATGTCTTGTGCGTTAGCTATATTTTGGGAATATGTTTTAAAACAATTCTTAATGTTTCTTATAGCAACATTTAATTTAGAGACTGCACCTTTACCTGAACTTGATGTAGGTACATTAATGCCTTTAGTCCTATCACTTTTAGGAATGTCAGGAATTAGATCTTTCGAAAAATTCAAAGGAGTTAGTAAATGAGTACAGTTAAAGAAGTAGAATCAAGACTTAGAAAAGAAAAAAGAATTAACAAAGAGTTAAATAAAGAGATCGAAGAAAAAAATCTACATATAAAGTTTCTTACAGATCGTCTTGACACAAGAACTAACGAGAAGTTTGAGTTAAATACAGGTGTCTTAAATATGACTGTCGATCAATTTATTGAAATGAAGCAAAAATCAGATGGCAACTTATCAAGGTAGAACAGTCAAACTTAATAAACCCATGAGGGGGAATGTCAAAAAATTCATGGTGTTCGTAAAAGATGGAGACAAAGTAAAAAAGATAAACTTTGGTGATCCTAATATGAGCATTAAGAAGAACCAACCTGCACGAAAGAAATCTTATTGTGCAAGATCAGGTGGGATTAAAGGTAAAAACAATAAACTATCTGCAAACTATTGGAGTCGTAGGGCGTGGAACTGTTAAAGGAGTAATAAATTATGACATACGGATATAGCAAGAAAATGAAAGTAACTAAGATTAAGAAAAAAAAGAAAAAAACTAAAGCAAAGAAATCTAAGAGTTACTAATGGCAACTAAATCAATTAAAGCACCTAAAGGTTTTCATTTTATGAAGTCAGGTCAAACCTACAAATTAATGAAGCATGAAGGTACATTTAAACCCCATAAGGGAGCATCACTATCAGCTAAGTTCACAGTTCAAACAAAACACAAAGGATAAATTATGCCAAAAAAAATACCTAAGGGTTATCACAAAACTAAAGACGGAAGAATAGTTAAAAAGGGATTGTATTATAATATCAATAAGAAAAAAAAATCCAAAGGTGGATCACGTAAAGGTAAAGGTACTGTAACTGACGAAGCACTAAAAAGAGCTAAAAAAACTGCTAAGAAATGATGATTATTCCTCCTATGGTTAATGTCATTTGGCTAGATACTAATGAGTGTAGTCTATCTGTATGGCAAACTAAGGAAGAACTCCTAGAAAGTAAGCCCTGTACGATTGACTCTATAGGCTATCTTGTAGAGGAAAATAACGAATATATCATCATATCAGGTGATAAAGATTATAAGAATGAAGATGATATCTTTGGTCGATCTCAGGTTATTCCTAAAGGTGTTATAAGAGAAATTCAGTATTTAGTTATTGACCAATCTAAGGAATGTGAACCAAACAAACCTTAGATTGATTTTTTATACCATTTTATACCAGTTGATTTGTCAACTTATGTAAAAAAATGTTTGTTTTTTCCTGATTTTTCTCGTTCCTTCCATGTTTTTCCACACTAGAACACAATTACCAATGACAGTCAAGCGTAAAAAAAAGCCTGATAATCATAGGTTGTAGAAATTTTATACCATTTTATACCAAAACTCTTATTTGTGAATTTGATTTTACTAATTATAGTATCGAATTGATAAGGGTCTTTTTTCTTTCTAACCCTGTTTCCTGATATCCTAAAGCTGATCTTTCATCATTCCAACCATTGAAATCCATTAATTCTCCTGTTGAAGCACCATTATCAGATAACATAGAAGTAATCGTATGTCTTAGGGCGTGTCTTTTTTTTCTTTTATTATCACTAGCGATACCTGCAAATTCTTGCATTTTATTCCATCTAGGTATTAATCCTTGTGGCGTATTCTTACCATCTTGTTGATTTCTCCATTCAAATAAAAATCCTGTTTTATTTTCAACTTTATGAAGCCATTCCAATAAAATAGGGTGAATAGGTTTTTTTATCCATGTTCCATTTTTTGAAGGTATTATTCTCAAAATATGATTATCTAAATCCATAACCTTTCTATCTTCATTATCAAGATCCTCCCAATTTATTCTCAAAGCCTCACTAACCCTCATGCCTGTAAAAAGCAAAAATACAAATAATAAAACTATTTCAAAATCATCATGCTTTATACATCTCTTTATTTCTTCAACAGAATATTTAGGTCTATACATATTTTTTCTGTTTAAGATTTGAAAGTATTTGACTTTTATATAAGGACAACAACCTTGCTGATGAGCATAATGTAGGATATTTCCAATAGGAATTATAACATTACAATTAGCAGTATTGTTCCAACTTGATACTTGTTGTCGTTCTTTTAAGTTATGTATTCGACTTAATTTAATACCCTTATATTTAAGTAAATGAGGATATCTTTTGAAAGCAACTTCATAAATATCTTTTTGTTTAATTTCAACTAATAATTTATTCCCTAATATTTCTTTATTTTTATAGTAAGTGCTATGTCTATTTGGTGAGGACAAATGGTCATCTAAAAGTTCATCAGTCATTTTAGCAAATGTCATAAACTCAGGATTTTTTTTTAAATATCTATCCTTTAATTTTCTCAGCCACTCAATCTCAATATTTTGGACTTCTATTTCTGCCTGTGGTCGATTGTTTATACCCTTTAATATTTGATATATTTTTTGTTTTTCATTATTATAAGTGACTCTACCTCTTGCATAGTAATATATTTTAATATCACCATTTACAGTTTTAGATTTGGATTCACGAACTTTTAATTGTCCGATTTTACTAGAATTTGACATTCCTTTATTCTCCCTAAATCAGAAGGATAGATAATTAGTTTATTGTTAATATATCTGTTTAAACAAGGTTCGTCAGGAAAGTTTATTCTAAGCTGATCGAAGTGTTTATTCAAGGTTTTTTTGTGCATACCCCATTTTACTGCTAAATCCTTTATTCTTATTGGGTTTTCTAAATTTTCTTCCATGTTAGTTTGTTTGTTTATCTGTCACTTGGAATTTTTTTATCTTTTCCATTTCTGATGGATAGATAACAGATCTGCCATTAATCTGTCTTTTTAAACAATCTTCTTCAGGAAATTTAAGCCTGAGATTTTCAAAATGTTTCTCAATTGTTCTCTTATCCATTCCCCATTTACTTGCTAATTGTGTTAATGTTATTGGTCTTTCTATATCTTGCATAATAAATCTCCTACATTATCTCCATTTCTTTAATTGGTATTACTTTGAGAGTTGTTTTTTTCCAAATCATTTTCTCAGCACTATCAGCTTTCTCTTTCGAAAATTTATAGGTGTGTGGATATATTTTTTGTCCATATTTATCTTTGTAATCAATCTCTACTAAGACACCCTCCTTATTAAATTTTCTTTCATCAATACCTACGCTTCCACCATTTTTCCATAAAGGTTTTAATATTTTTACTGTAATCATCTTGTTCCTTTCTTTATGTTATTAAATTTCCTAATTTAGCCTCTGCTCTTGAAGTAGCATTAGCATCTAATATAAATTCTTTTTTTGTAAGAACTCTGTCTAGTTCTGCTTTACAATTATCCATAATCTCTTGTGCTTTAGATACTTCCATTCTAAATTTTATAGATGTTTCATTTTGTCTGCTTCTAGCTTTTCTTTCTTCAATACTGATCTTTTCTTCATTGAATTTTAAATCTAAAAAAACTTTATCTAGCATATCGTCATATATTCTTTGACAATAATCTCTTGCTCTCTTTGAATTAAAATAATTTATAGTTGCTTTATGAACTTCATTAGCAATATCATCAGGTCTATATTCTTCCGTCATTTTCAACCTTATCTATTATTTTTTCTAACAACTTTGTTTTTACAAAAGCATTAAATCTTGGATCGTATTCTGCTTTTGTATGATGCTCTCGACAGAGTGGTGCGAGATTTTCTGGGTAGTCTTTAAAAGAACTTGATCCTTGTTTTCTTGGTTCTATATGGTGGCAATCAACAGCGTAATTACCACACACAACACAAGCTATATCTTCAGGGATATC